ACCACCGAGTGTCCTTTTTGGGTCAGGCGGCGAGCCATATTTCCGCCCATACGCCCCAACCCGATCATCGCCAATTTCATAAGAAGAAGTATACCAGAGGCGTCTTTTTTACTATGGTATTTCAGAACACACTTTTAATCCTGAGTATTCTGAATTATCATCAATAGAAAAAACATGGCAAGATTTCAAACCCAATATCGTATTCAGTGAGGGAGGAATTTGGCCTATAGAACATTCACGAGAAAAGGCCATTGCTAAACATGGCGAAGGTGGTCTACTAAGATTTTTGGCCAATAGGGACAAGATTCTAATTCAAAGCCTAGAACCTTTACAATCCGATGAGGTTACAATGCTTCTTCGGCATTTTTCAGCAGAGAATGTGAAGCTATTCTATATCTTGCGACACGTCATACAATTTAAGAGAATGAAGGAATGTGGGCCCGTTGAAGAATACATTGCGAATGTATTGCTAAATTTATCAAGTACACCGAGTTTAGGTAGTTTTCCACACTCTCTAACCGAGTTGGAACAAAGTTATGCAAATTACTTCCAAGAACCGTATGACTGGAGGGAAGTTCCTGAAACATGGTTCGATCCAACCGAATTTGATCAGTTTACAAATGAGATAGCACGTAAATCGAGTACCTACCGCAACCATCACATGGTAAAGCTAATCACGAAGGCAGTACTGCAAAAAAAACGGGTTTTTGCTGTCGTGGGATTCAGTCATGTAATCATGCAAGAGAATGCATTGCGTACTCTTTTACGATAATAGAATATTCTTTTGATTCGTCACCCTTAGGTTTTTCATAGAGAGAATTGATTCTAAAAAAACCATGAATTATTAGAATTTTTGAGGAGGGTCTTTAAATGCCTCGTACACTTTTCAACGTTATGAACAAGGAATCTTTTACTAAAATTAGCAAATCAGACTTACTAACTTCACGCTATTCATGGTCATCCCATGTTCAAACCTTAGCGTTCAATAACGTATATGTAATCGTCAATCCAGAAAACGGTGGATGGGCTATTTTCGATAGAGACGAATATAGGTTGATTAAATCTCACACTGCGCCACCACAAGGAAGGACTGGTGAGTTTCTGTATCAAGTTGGTCTTTGTACATGTAACGGACAAGCAAAAAATTTCCCCCAGACGAGTGACTACACTGAACAATTATATTTTTTTGAGTTTGCAGTAACTAGAGGTTGCAACTTAGCATGTAAATATTGTTTTGCAGAAGCCCTTCCATCACTTTTAAGCGATAGCGCAACAGAAGAATTAGCAGAAATATTTATTGATCGGATTGCGGAATACCGTGCTAATACTCATGCTCATATACCATTCATTATTGAGTTTACTGGCGGCGAACCACTGCTTAATTTTGAAATAATTCGTCATACAGTCGAATATGCAAAACGTGAGTATGGAGATTTACTGAATGCAGAATTCGTTATTCAGTCAAATCTCACTAAGTTCAATGATAACATTCTTGAATTTATTAAAGAGCATAATATAAGTATTGGGGTTAGTTGCGATGGATTTAAAACTGTACATGATATACAGCGACCATTTGCAGGTGGTCGTGGAAGCCATCAGATTCTAGAGGCTAATATGTTTAAACTCCGACGCCTATACCCAGATAATACAGGCTCGGTCATCACGGTAATAACTCAAGAAAGCGTAGATAAGATGGCTGAAATTGCTCTGTATCTGTATTTATGCGGTTATTACGAACTTAATTTAAGACCCATGGCTGAACTTGGAAGAGGAGCAACAGGTCATAAAAAGATACCTTTTGCAAATGCTTATGTTGAAGGGCTTTTTAAGGTCTTAAGCTCTGTAATTACGCCAATATACCATGAAAGAGGTGAGTTAATCCAAGAGCATTTTCTATCTCGTACTTTTCAACATCTATTCCATCCTTATAGGGCATTCATGTGTGAAAGATCTCCATGTGGAGCGGCACGTAATATCTGCATCGTAATGCCAAATGGAGACATGTACCCTTGTAATCAATCTACTGATGACCAACAACTGCTCCTTGGCAACATCAAAACATCCTCTTTTAAGAATCTGCTGAAGCACCCTGCAGCAGAAATGTTAGGACATAGGAAGTTAGACAGTATAAAAGAATGTCAACAGTGTATTTTTAGAAGTTGGTGTGGTTCACCTTGCCCTTTAACAGCTTTTAGTAAATTTGGTTCTTTTTCGGCAAAATCCGGCGAGTGTGATATTTTTGAACTTCGGTACAAAACTGCTCTTAATGGCCTTGTGAATGACGAATTTGATATACAAATGTTAGGTAGGCTAGCCGGTTTCGATGACCGAATCCAATGGTTTGAAATTAATATGAAAGGGGGTGGTATTTCATTAATGGATTAGAAATACAGAGAAAACCATGAAAGGAGGTGATTATAATGCCAGCTGAAAAAATTCCTATTGAAGAGATACGCACCGAGTTGCAATCAATCCGTGGTGAACTCGCCCGATTCGGAAGTTTTCTGACACCATTTGTAAAAGACCATTCGGATTGGAGTGCTCATGGTAAGTGGAGTAGCGGACATAAAAATCTACTAGGTGATTTCTCGCTCAGCACAAGGATTGGCCTTCCATCTTCTACACAGCAACTTGATAAAATCATTTCTGAATCATCCAGCACGCGCTTTCTGGAAGTCGCCAAATCTCTTGGTGATCTGCTCATTGAGCAGTAATTGTTAGGGGTCAATTAGGTTAGCCTACCTACTAATATTGAAAATGTTCATTTGGTGGAATAGTACTCTTTGGCTAAAAAGCGCTTGATGTCTGAGGTGAGCAGCGCGGTCATGAATTTGATGTTTGCACTTATATCGAAGTTCTGTAGGGTTACGAAGTATCGTGCATGAAGGCGCGTACCTTACAACTTTAGCGTTACTTCTCCCTCTTTACTTTTTACTTCCCCCGCTCCTCGCTCTTCGCCCCCATCTCCACCACCTCAAACCGCTCATTAAACCTCTTAACTTTCAGCAGCTTATTCGTATGCTCCAAATTCTCTGTCAGCCGCTCGTCCGCCTCCTCCGGTGTTAAATCCCGGTTCTCCGCCCGGATAAAGTCGCGCCAGTTTGCTGCCCCCCGCTGAACTCTCCAATCCCAATCATCGCGGTCCTCCGGCGTCTCCACTGACCACGTCGGCTCAATAAAATCGCTGATGATCTTGTCTTTCTCCAAATCCACATTCTTGATCAGATCATGGTATTCCGCCACCGTTCCGATCACCTTATGCAATCTCTGCTCGAATATCTTCCAGAATGTGGCCTCTTTTTTGAATTTCTTTAACAACCGCCCCTTCTTCAGCTTCAGCGTTACCCCGGCGATGATATTCCCGCGCTCCTGGAAGTTCATCGAAATATTGTAGTGGTCCAACTGCCGTGAAATCCAGCGTTCCAGCGCATCCATATTTGCCGATATATTGAAATCATCCCCCTCCAGGGTGCCGAACTTCGCATTCGTGTCTTGCGCCCACCAGATTTCATCAAACCCGAAACGCAGATTATCTGCAATTTCCTTAGTAATCCCCGTTCCCCACGCCTGCCGGAAGGTTGAATACTGGAATGAGTATGCCCAAACCTGCTGCAACACATTCAAAACGATGTTGCAGTCCACCAGAGTCTTGGCTCCGAGGCTCCAATATTCACTTGCCGGAAAAGGCGACACATCGATCACCGTCGATATTCCGTAAGGATTCTTCCCGTTGAATCGCTCATCCTTTACCCTTACACCCTCCTCATCATGCAAATATATCTCCGTATCGCTCACATAAAGATAAATCAGTTCCGGCATTTTGTTTGCCTTTTTGGTGGTATCCACCTTCACCGGGATAGAATATCCTACAGGATAAAGCGGGTTATGTTCCATGAAGTGCGGCAGAAACGCCGTCTCGATATACACCATGATCTTGCTGAAATAAGGGTCATATTCCACCCTCAGCAGCACATTATGAAGCAGGTTTTGGTATTGTTCCAGCGCCTGGATGCCGAAATCAATCTGCGGATTCTCCGCGTAAAACTCCACCAATCCCTCCCGCTTTGACGCTTTCCCCTGGCTGTTTACGACGCGGCGCTCAGGAACAAAGTCATAGACCAGGCTGTTCTCCTGGATCACTCTTTGCGTCAATGGTTCGCTGACAAACGGCAGTGATTTTCGTTTCTCGAATCCGTATTGCTTCAGGTAATAATCTTCCGCGTGCTGATTATTCTCGAAAAAGTCAATCATCGTCTGCCGCAGCGTATTCCGCTGCTGCGCCCCAATCTTCCGCGCATCATTAATCGACCGCGTGATCAGCCCTTCAATCACCTCCGTCTCCGTAAACACATTAAACCTGCTAAAAAATGACATAATTCCTCCAATTTCCCCCTTAAAAAAGGGGGATTAAGGGGGTTGTAAATCTTTCAACTTTAGTCACTTTAGTTCCCCTTAGCTCACTTTAGTCAATTAACCCAATCTTTTTCTTCCCCCAAGGATGGGTTGGCGAAATACTGTTTGAGGCAGGGATGCCGAGTTTATTTCGCCAGGGCATTTTTGGTTCTTTTTGTGCTGACAAAAAGAACGAACAGACCTTAATCCGGGGTAGGGAGTTGCAAATCAATCCCTTATTACTTCTCACTTTTTACTTCTCTTCCCAAACATCGACACCGCACCCCCCGCCGTCCCCCCCGTCACCGGCCAGTTATAATACATCAAATACCCCAACGCCGCGTCAATATGCCCGATCCCCCTCTCCTCCTGATCCTTATCCAATCGCCCGTCATCGTATCGTTCCCGTATCTGCAAATCCCGGATCGTATATTGGCAAGTCCCCGGATTCACGAAATAGCGCACATTTCCCGCCGCCGCCCGGCACATTGAATTCACCGTTGCCACGCGGTCCTTCTGCAACGGATTGCTTTCTTTCGCTCTGATCGTAAATCCTGCGCCCTGCAATATCGCCAAATCCGATTGCCGCGCGTTCGATGTTTCGCGCTTTCCTGTGCTATCCGGGTAAATAATCACCTGCCGCCGCTGAAAGCGTTCTAATAGATGATCACGCATTTCATAGGTGTTCGAGTTCGGCAGGTACACTTCACCGAATTGCTGGTAAATCTGGTTTTTTTCGATATGTCCCAACGTCGCCGTCATCGGATTCACGTTGAAATCCATTCCCACATGAACGTAATCATTCGCATCATATTCCACCCGCGCAAGATTGTGCTCTCCGAACGCCCAGTAAGCCAGCCCGTAATACGCCTCAAAACTCCCCTCGTATTCCTGCCGGAAAGTGCGTTCATCAAGGTGTCTCCGGGCATTCTCGATCTCGTGTTCCGGTAGAATATCCGCGCTGAACCAGTGGAAATAACCGAACTGTTCAGCTTCATTCAGCCTCGATATTCCCTCCCCAGATATAGTCTTCGGGATAACGCCCCCAGCGGCGTCTAAGGCAAGATCATAATAGTGGTTCCGTCCTTCCGGTACCCCGATCAGCCAGCACCAGCCCTGACGGTCTGATAATGCCGGCCTCACGTGCTCAAACCAGGCTTTCTCTTTCATGTTGCCGTATTCATCTAAGATACCCCCGTCCCACGGTTGCCCCTCGATCCGCTCCGGCTTATCCATGCCCAAAACGTGGATTTCCGCATCTGTGCGTGCATAAGCGCCCCGGATGTAGATAATCAGATCGGTTTCCCGCGGCTGATCCCGCCACCATGGCCGCGTTAGCTCCTTCAGGTCATCCCAGTATATCTTCTTCGCCTGGTCCCGCGTCGGAGCAGCCGCAAAATAGCGTCGTGGCTGATAAAATTTCGCCTCCGTGCGCGCCATGATGCACAAAAACCGCTTCGCAAGCTCCGTCTTCCCACTCCGCCTCCCGGATGGAACAAGCTTAAACCTGATCGGTGTTGTTAGCAGGTGGGATTGCGTAAGGTGTGGGCGTAGTTTCTGCCATCTCGGAGAAAAGTTCTTCGACTGTTGGCTCGTTTTCATTGCTTCCCGCAGTTGGCACCCGGTTGACCGAACGATAGCGCATAGGTTCCAGGTTACATAAAGTGAAAATAAGAGACAAAGTATCCGGTGGATAATACTTTTTGATCTCGCGTCTCTCAATGACCTTACCTTTCTCATTCTTCTTTTTATGAACTTCCGTGTATTCATATCCACACGCTTTTTTAAGCAAAGCGTTTTGAAGATCGTCTATTATGACCGGCAGACCTTCTTCGCGCCCCTTTTTTAAGACGTCTATAAACTGATCTTTATGTTTCTTAAACGTCCCCAGACGCACCTTAATCGCCCTTGCGATCTCCTCATCCGTCAAACCCTTCTTCGCCGCCTCATAAGCGCCTTCTATTTGTGCCTTAGTTGCCTCAAACTTCGGTCTCGCCATCCGGCAATCCTTCCCCGGCATCCACCGAGTATTCCCCCTTAACAAAGGGGGTTAGGGGGTTGTATATAATTTTTCACTTTGCAATTTTCATTTTGCAATATTATGCCGTCCCCTCCATCCGAAACGCCACCTTCATCGCCCTCCCCTTCTTATTCCGGCTGTTGGAATCAATCCACGTCGGCCAGAACGTCCAATCTCCCGGAGTATTTATATCACCATTTTCAAGCTGATATTGTATTTGGTCATTGCTGATTGTGCCGGTCCAGCTTCCAATCGTGCCGTCTGGTTTCTTATAATTCACCTTCGGCGATGTCGCGCCGGATAGAGATGTCTCGGGATCCAGCTTCATCAAAAACGTGTCGCCCACAATCAGCGGATCATCATAG